ACCAAATCCCACATGTACGCGGATTTATCCGCGGCAACTTCCGCAAGCATCAACAACATCCGTCTCGCGGTTGCGATGCAACAAGTTCTCGAAAGAGACGCGCGCGGCGGAACGCGTTACACGGAACACCTTGTTTCCCATTGGCGCGTTTCTGCGGAAGACTATCGCTTACAACGTCCCGAATACCTCGGAGGATCGAGCGATCCCATGGGCGTCTATCAGGTTCCGCAAACTTCAAAGAGCGAAACCACGTCCCCTCAGGCAAACTTGGCCGCCTACGGCCAAATGTCTTCCCATAGCCGTTTCTCAAAGTCATTTGTGGAGCACGGCTATGTCATGTGTCTCGTCAACTTCAGAGCGGACCAGACCTATCAGGAAAATATCCGGCGCATGTGGAGCCGGAAAACCCGTTGGGAGTTCTATCTCCCCGACCTCGCACACCTGGGCGAACAGCCCGTAAAGGTGGGCGAAATCTGCTATAATGCATCCAATGTCGATAATAACGATGTATTCGGATACCAGGAACGCTGGGCCGAATATCGTTACTTCCCGACTATGGTAACGGGCGCGTTACGGTCCCAATATCAGTACTCACTCGACTTCTGGCATCTCGCCTTCGATTTCATCGGCGAAGCCGGAACGGGTCAACCCATTCTCAATTCGACCTTCATCAAGGCCGGTGCACCGATAGAGCGCATCGTCGCTATCGACAATTCGGAAGAACGTGGTGAGCATTCTCACCTTGTGGTAGACTGCTTCTTCCGTAACAAACATGCGCGGCCTCTCCCGGTATTCTCAAACCCCGGTCTGTTGAGGTTCTAACATGGCATTTCCAATAGCAGCAGCAATCATAGGTGGCGCTTCCTTAGCGTCCACCGGCTGGAATGCCTACCAGCAATCCCAAACCAACAACAAGCAGCTTCTTCTATCGAGGACTGCGCACCAGCGGGAAGTCAAAGACCTTAAAGCCGCTGGACTCAATCCTATTCTTTCCGCAGGGGGCAAGGGTGCCCCCATGCCCGCTCTCGCTGCGCCGGAAATAGATGCGGGAGGAGCGGTTAATTCCGCTCTGACCGCTTCACAAACAACCCGCCAAAATGCGCTCATGGATGCGCAAACCGAGAAAACTTTGGCGGAGGCTTCCAGCGCAAAAACCGCAGCGAAGCTTAATGACCAATCCTATTGGTTTAATCTCCGTAATGCGGAAGCGGATTCGGCGCTCAAAATCAACCAACTTCACAAGTCGGATATCGATACCGACAAAGGAGTACTCGGCGCTTACAAACAGTCCCTCATGGATACCTACGACCAGGCCCATTCTGCCGCGGAAGCGGCAAGACTCGACCTCGGCAAAAAACGCGTCATAGGCCAAGCATGGCAAATGGGCGCGGACGCGATCCATTCTGCCAGAAAGTCCCTGGATAACTGGCGTCTCAAGTTCAATAATCGGCCGCAGGGAGCTTCTCGCGCCGATTACTACAACTACATGTACGACAAATGAGTATATTCCCCATGAAAGGAGGTGATGCAAATGAGAGGTCGCAAGCGTATGAGCCGGAAAGCAAGCCGGCGAAATTTCCGTCGTGGCGCTCGGGTAAAGGGAAGGAACTATTCCCGCGGCGCCTACAGGACCGGAACCCGGTTCTAACCATATTTCCTGGTTCACGGTTCCATCTGGCCCGCCATTCGGCGGGCCATTTCTTTTTGGAGTCAAAATGACATGCTATCACCCCCTAAGACTTAAGAAAGGTCCCAAGTATGCAACCCGAGGAATTGGACAAACCGTTAACTGTGGTAGATGCATTGGATGTCGTCTTGAATACGCTCGTCAATGGGCGGTTCGCATCACCCACGAAGCGTCTCTGCATTCGGATAATTCGTTCCTTACTCTTACGTATCGCGAAGATGCCCTGACATGGGGTAACACCCGTGCTACTCTTGTCCCGCGCGATCTCGAACTCTTCTGGAAAAGGCTTAGAAAGGAGTTGGATGGAGAATCTATCAGGTATTTTGCTTGTGGCGAATACGGCGATAAACGCAATCGCCCTCATTATCACGCCTGTCTATTTGGATTTTATCCGGAGGACGCCAAGCTCTACTCGATTAAAAATGGTAATCGCGTATACCGTTCTGATTTTCTTGATTCTATTTGGAAGCATGGCGACGTACGTTTCGGCGACGTTACTTTTGAAAGTGCTTCATACGTCGCGCGCTACATCATGAAAAAACAAACCGGTCCCCAAGCGGACTATTATGAAAAGGAGGGTATAGAGCCCGAATTTGTCCGAATGTCTAGACGCCCCGGAATTGGGGCAAACTGGTTTAATAAATACCATAAGGATGTATTTCCAGCTGACCGCGTAATAACGCGAGGATTTAAAGCTCCACCCCCCCGCTACTATCTGAATCTATTGGAACAAAATGACCCGCTATACGCCGAAGCCATAAAAGCGAAGCGTGAAACGGCGAGTAAAGAGCGGGACGTGTTCTTAGATACCAAAAGGTTACGGGTAAAGGAGCGTATAAAAAAATCTCGCGTAAAAGATATACCGCGGACGCTGGAATAATTGCTATCATAAAAAACACGGTGAATTTATTCACCGTGTACCGGAGCACGTGGTATGCCTCTACAACGTGCTCTATAACATGCGAGGCAGGAGATACACTATGCTCACGATGTTCGTGATTAAAGACCTCAAGAATCCCAACTACGGAATCCCTCAGTTCTTCCGTGCCCCTCAGGACATGCGGCGTCACTACGCCACCAACATCCTTCGCGATCCGGATGCTCTCGCGGGTCTCTACCCCGCGGATTACGAAGTCTGGGCCGTCGGCGAGTGGGACGAGACCCGCGGCCAGCTCACCGTATTTCCCGACATGGAGTTTGTCTGCTCCATGGTCGAAATCCACAAGCTCGCTCAGGAAGCGGGCGCAACTCGTATCCCTAAGGAGAAGTCCAATGCTGCTAGGTAATAAGCGCAAGCGCGTTTCCCATCCTGTCGGAGGTGAACGCCTCGTGGACAGTTCCCAGGCGGAAGGCCTCGACGTGAACAATATCGTTCGTTCCTTCGTTCGTACCGGGCTCATGCCCCAGCGGACCGGAGGCCGCTATGAGGACGTATCCTCCCATGACTACATGGCCATGCGCAATTTCATTGCGGACAAAGAGGCTATGTTCGGCGGTCTCCCTGCTCGGGTTCGCGCGCGTTTCGGCGGCGACCCGTATCAACTCCTCCGCTTCGTCGAAAACCCCGAAAATCGGGCGGAGGCCGTTAAGCTAGGCCTCATCGACGAAAAGACCCCTCCGCAGACCCGGATGCGCTTCGATAGCCAGGATGAGCCGCCGGAAGGCGGCGAAACGCCCCTCCACGAGGACGCCGGAAGGGCGGACGACGAAGCCCAGCCGCGTCCCAAAAAGCCGACGAAAGGAGGCAAGGCGTAGCCTCAGCACCATTCCCCTCTCGATGTAATGGTGCTGACTGACACCAAGTCAGTCAAAACAAAGGCTCGGCGGAATCCGTCGGGCCTTCTTACATTTTAACTAACCGGTATGTTCCCGGTTTCTAGGAGTAACTATGAAAAATCCCTCCAGTTCAAATTTCTCGTTTTCCAAGGTGTCGGCCCCGGCGCTCCAACGGAGCGTATTCAACCGGACTACGACCCATAAAACGACAATCGAGGAAGATTGGCTCTATCCCCTGTACGTGGATGAAATCCTGCCGGGAGATACAGTCAACCTCGACGCGCACATAGTTGCGCGCCTAACCACCTTGCTCACTCCGGTCATGGACAACATGTTCCTCGATATGCATTGGTGGTTCGTTCCCTGTCGGCTCCTCTGGGAGCACTGGGAACCCTTCATGTCCGGCTACTCGGGCCGCGGAGCGGAAACCGATTACGAAATCCCTCAGATAACGGATACCGACCCTGTAGAGGTCGAATTTAATCCGTTCGGTCTCGGTGATTACTTCGGCCTGCCGGTAGGCCAGGCCATCAATACGGACAACTACGGTGTAAGCGCATTGCCCTTCCGCGCTTACTACCTCATCTATAACGAATGGTACCGGGACCAAAACCTCCAAGATGAACTCACAATTCCCTTGGACGATGGACCCGATGATCCGGCGCAATACGAATTGCAAAAGCGCAACAAGCGGCCGGACTACGCTACCACTATGCTCCCATGGCCCCAGAAAGGGGCCGCTGTTCTTATGCCTCTCGGCTCTTCCGCGCCGGTTATCGGCGACGGATACGGCCTCGGACTCGATGGCGGACCCGATGGCAACCTAATCCCTACCTGGACCGATGATGTGGGAACACAATCGCTTGTCCAGCTTCGGGGCGGAGCCCCGACTAATACCCCCGTCGGCACTACGCCGAGCGGTGGTTGGTCCTTTCCTTCCACGGACCATGTATTCGGTCTCTCTCAGGACCCCACCAAATCCCACATGTACGCGGATTTATCCGCGGCAACTTCCGCAAGCATCAACAACATCCGTCTCGCGGTTGCGATGCAACAAGTTCTCGAAAGAGACGCGCGCGGCGGAACGCGTTACA